TAAACCAATGTTTTAACTTTTTTTTCTTTTTTGCTTTGTTTTTTTTTCCTTTTACCTAAGTTTAAAAACTTCATTAATTAAGTATTTTTCAAGCTCCAGATGGAGTTTCTGTGTTAATTTTTCCAGCGATTCTTTTGTTAATCCGATTATTTGGTTTCCGTATCTGTCCTCCAGATTATCTTGGTCTTTTATAGGATCAGCAATTATTTCAATGTCCCCAGCTCCGATAACCCTTGCAACAAACGAATCGTAAAACTCGCCTGTCTGGAATAATGTTACTCGGTCATACGGCAGCGATTCGGGTATTTTAAAGAACTGAATTGTATAATTTGAATATTCCCCTCCGATTTCATCTAAACGCCTTTCTGTGGCATCTATTCCCCTATCGTATAGCTGTTCTCTGGTATTCAATTTAATAATAAACTCCAAAATTTCCCTGTCGTTTCCGATTCGAAACATCACATCCCGAAAATTCATTTTGGATTTAATCGCCTCCAGATATTTTAATAATTCATCCACAGAATAAAAATAAGCAAAAAAAAAGGAGCTTTTTAGCTCCTGTCTATATTACCCCAAAATGTTTAGTTTAATTCAAATCTAAATTTAGGACAGTCTTTATCTATTTGAGCCAATTTATCTGCTACGTCATTAAATGATTTTACCAATCTATAATAGTCGCTACTAATAGTTAACATCAGTTTATGCCCACAATCATACGCTTTGTAGTTTTGTATTTTTACATACAAATTTTTGTATTCTCTTTTGAGAATTTTTTTAGAAGTTACAATCATATTTCTTCGTTTATATCTGTGATGTTACAATTCCATTTGCTGAATAATCTATTCATATTCTTTTCGCAAGATTTCCAAGTTTTAGATGAATGATTAATAACACCATTAAACCAAGTAATAAATTCTAATCTTCCCCAACATTCTCTTAATTCTATTGTACCGCCTCGAAAATCATCTGAACAGTTTTCAATACAAAAATTCTCATTGTCAAAGTGAATGATTTTCCCTTCTTGTAGTTCCTTTTTTAAATTTTCCATTTTGTTTAGTTTTTCTGTGTTTGTTGATACAATAATACAGCTTTTATTTGTAATACCAAGCATTTTCCAAAAAAAAATCAAAAAAAAATGACAGCCCTATTTCCAGAGCTGCCATTTCATTATTGAATACATACCTTTTTTAATCTTTGGGCTTGGATTTTTTAGGCGATTTTTTACTGTTATTAATTTGTTTAAACGCATCTTCCCATTTTGGCAAATGTCTAAACTGTTTTTTAAATTCAGTTTTGCTTAAACCTTTGAGAATCGTTACGTTATAATAACTGTTTCCGACTTTTATCCAATTATCATCCATTATGGCAATGTTATGTCGTTAGTTCCATCAGCCATTGCAGAGAAATCGAAACCATCTTTTAGAGCTTTAACTCGTATTTCGTTTCCTGTTGCTGCTGCTGTCCAAGTTAGCGTATAAACTCCAGCTGAACTCTCTGTTGATCCTGTTAAAGCAACATCCAAACCAGTCGTTACATTATAAACAAACGACGTAGCTCCCGAATCCGATGAAACAAAATCGGCTGGAACTAAGCCCTCAACAGCTGCTCCAAATAAAGTTGTTGTAATCGTTGCCGTTGCACCATCGAAAGTTCCTAAGATCGAACTATAAACAGCATCCGCATCAAATAAACCCTCTAAATCGTCAGCATCGAAATCCAATCCATCAGACTGAATAAGTCTAAGATTTTGATCTCTCTGGCTCTGTTTCCATTGCCAAGAAATTTCGAGCATTTGAACTTCGGCATCCGTTGCTTTTACAAGTCGTGCGTGATAAGTTTCGTTGTCGATTAAAATTGGATAAGCGTAAAGCGGATCTGAATCGTCGCTGTAATACATAAAGTTTCCTCCAGCATCCATAACGAAAGCTCCAAATTCAGCACAGCCGTAAGATTTGTAAGCTCCTAATTCTTGAAAAGATCCCAAAGGAATCATTCCGACGTTTCTCCGAACACCATCACGAACAGTTATAATTTTTCCAGAATTAAATTCCTGTGTGATTGGATCCTCTCGGACATCCTCCACATTTTCGAATTCAGCCGTTGGATAATATCTGTCCTTCGGATTCGCAGCGTTAATTTTCAACTGCAAATTTAAGTTGGTAATGTCTGTTTTCAGTATTTTATTTACTGATCCATCAGCAGCAAAACGAGGAACAAATATAAATTTCTTTGCTACCTGTCCGACAGATGGGCAATCTGGAGTTCCTAAGTTCGCCAGAGTATTATTACAAGTACAATCAATAGCCATTTTTTAATCTTTTTAATTTATTTTTTGGTATGCGTTTCAAATATACGAAAACTTTTCGTTTACTCGTTTGGTTGTTCTGTCGGATTCTGCAAAGTGATTTCATCCATCGCTGTCGTAGTTATCGAATCAAAACTAAATAATTCCGCAATCATTACCGAAGTACAATCGATACTCGGACTCCATTGACAAGTTCGCTGTGCGTTGGCTGGTTTGTTGGTTTGTGCATCCTCCAGAAATTGATAAAATATGATTTCTGCAAAGCACTCCGAAAGTTTGTAATCGTTTCCAGCCTTGACTATAATAAAATAATCCAAGTTATGATCCTGTGGAGTTTTTAAGCCTGTATTTTCTTTATAATAAATCGTCATAATTTTTTATGTAAAATGATTTCTGACCGTAAAAGCTGGTGCTACTAATGTTTTTGGATTCCTGTTTAAATTAATCGATAACGATGCAATAACCCCAGCGAAATAAGTGTAACATTCTGATGTGGTTTGTGCGTTGGTTGTTGCAGAATTATACTCGAGAGCATTTCTTTGGTTGTACGGATACCATTCTAATCCAGTTCTTCGAGAGCCACCACCTAACGGATCAACATCACAACAAACCACGCTAAACATTTCATAAATTGTAGGTATTCTCCAATCTGAAAAAGTCGCAAAAGTTTGACTTTCTGCATCACTTAATAAAGTAGCCCAGTTTCCGCTAATTTTTGTACGCCTCCACCCCAAACCTGTCAAATGGTCAATTATATAATCACTTGCGAAAGCAGATGGATCGGTTGCCGAGCCACTATCAAACGGATCTGTATAATAGTAACCATTTTCATCCGTGAACCTTGCAAGATTTCCGAAACTATTGTTTTCGGTCAAAGTGAAAAACGAGTTTGTAACGCTAAAATCTAATCTCGCAATAAATTCGGGATCGATTTTCGTATAGTCGTAAGTTCCGTTAGCTTTCTGCCACGCTTCGTCATAATTTGCAAACGAAGTTCGCCAACCCGAATACACAGGTCTGTTATACAAAATTCCGCTTACACTCCCTCCAGCCGTGCAAACAAAATCTTTATTTGATGGAACGGCAATTAAAGTTCCATCCGAATCCGTTATAGTTATATCTGGAGCCGTATATGTCGAGCCTCCAGCAATCGCCTGTACAAAACTGGAATCCGAATTTTTATAAATTCCATCGGTTGCTGGTGTACAAATAAAATCTTTATTCGCTGGTGTTGGAATTATCGTTCCATCGGAGTCCGTAATCGAAACGTCTGGAGCTGTAAACGTATCGCCTCCAGCTATTAACCTAATAAACGAACTATCTGAATTTTGATAAGTTCCATCGGCTGTTGGTAATGGAGGAACATTCGATGGTGTTAATCTGGCATATTTATTTAGGCAATTTTTCTTTATAGGTAAAGCAATTTCCAGATTTAAACCAGATAAATTTTCATCCAGAATGTATCTTGTATGTCCTTTATCCTGTACGAATGTTCCCCAGTTAAAATGTTTTATATAACTATAATCGTCAAATCTGGAAATGTATGGGTGCTTTTTAATAATTGAAATAAATCTGTCGGCTTCATCCTCCATTTTATCGATAACATTATCATAATGTTCCTCAATAGTCCAATCGATTTTATTTGTCGTGTCCAGAAACGACATCGTTAATCGAGCCGTATTGCCGACAACGGAAACAGGATCTTTGTCGAAATCTTGTCTTATAATTTCCCAAAGAACAATCGCTGGATAACGAGCTTTGTCCGTTGGAACGTTATCTGTATCGATTTCTTTATTTACAGTCTGTGGCGTTCCGTGATAATAATAAGGTGCAGCCGTTCGCCAAGTCGTTTCGCCTGTTGGAAATGTGGCTTTTACTTTAAAAGTTCCAGCGATTTTATCTAAGTCGTAAACCAGATAATTTTCTGTTCCTAAAATAATATAATCGCCATTTTCGATTACCGTAACATTTGATGTAATTGTAATCGAGCCATCGCCATTATCAACCTCTGAAATAATGGTTTCTGTCGTTCTCATAGCATCGACAAAAATGCCAACGAGATCAACTATATTTTGGGACATTGATGCCATTAGAACGTTTTATATAATACAAAATTTGCTGAATAAATATCATCGCCAGTATTCAAAACATTCCATTCGACAGTAATGTCCAGAGTATTTGTAACGGTTGTATTTATTGCCGTAACGTCTTGAAATATATAACCAAAAACCTGTCTATTTCCATTTTTTGTATAACAAAAATTTCCATTCGTGCAGATGGTTCCTGTCGAGCCGATGGCAGCAATCGTAAAATCTAATTCACATTCCCAGCCTTGATTCGTTGCTGTGTCTAAATCGAAAACTCCTGTAGTTGCTAAAACTGTTGTTCCTGTTTTGATTTTCAAAATTAGTTCGGATCTTCCCCCTCCACCAGTCGCATTAATTAAGCCTCCGATTTTTCCGTGAAAAGAATCGCCAACGACAAACGCATCGGCTGGTACGGATAACGTTCCAATTCCTGTTCCGACTATTGATTGTTCTGGAGCTGTGTTGATGGTTGCCGATTGTACTGTCTGTGCATATAATCCGTAAAGCGATGTTGTCTGTAAAGCATCCAATTTTGTTTTATCGGCTGCCGACATCGAACCAGCTGCCGAAGTCGTTGCTGGAGTTATGGCAACATCTGGAGTCGTTCCTCCTGTTGACGTAATCGGAGCCGTTGCCGTTACATCAGTTACAGCCGAACTTCCAGCCGTTGGCTCCTGTGTTGATAATACCGATTTTGAATTCTCTGCCATTATTTAAACGATAATGAAATTATAACTGTTCCTGTTGCTGCCTGTGATAATCCATCAATTTTTAATCCTAAAGTTCTAAGATAATAAACGTCTGTTATTAAAGCCAAATCGTCGTTTCCTGTCGTGTTATCGATTTCCAGAATGTCCGTTTTTATTTTAATCGGTGTCCAAGATTCCCCATCGTTAGACTGAACGGCTGTAAATGTAATTCCTGTTTCATTCAGCGAAACGAGATCCAGACCAATTCCAACTTTAAATCCTGTATAAGCTCCCAGATCCAAAGTCGTATCGCCTCCAGAAACGTCATACGTTATCTGGTTTGAAATTATTATGTCATCCACAGGAGTTACCATTTTTTACAAAAATCCATCCATTACAGACCATTTATAAACTTCGTTCTGGAGCTTTGGAAATGGCTCCCAAGATATATTGCCATCGTTGGCGAAAGTTAATCCACCTAAAGCCACGAAATTAAATGTGGAGCCGACATAATCAACAGCCGAAACCGTGTATTCCGTTCCGTTAATTGTTACAATATCGGATAACGTGATGAAATCAATATTTCTGGACAATGCGACTTGGTAATTGGTTGCCGTTGGCTCTGTGATTGTTGTATAAATCTCTGTTCTTTTTTCGTAATAAAGGAGCATTTTCGTAGCCTCTTGATATAGCTGGACTCCTTTATTGTATCGTTGTTCCGTAACGACATTAGCTTGAATCTGTGTAGCCTGTAGGCTATTTTCAGCGTTCGCAAATTGGATTCCGACTGTTGTCGCTTTTGCGTTGAGATTTCTGACGTATTCAAAATAAGTAAAATATCTTAAAAATTGTTTTATTCCTGTGTAATTATTATCGTATTCGGAATCATTTTCCCAAGTAAAGCCGTTTAGAAATTTGATCCATTTTTGAGTCTGTGGAACCTCCGAAACTAAGTCAGCAATAAACAGGTTATATTCAGTATCGCCAAGTAAATTCCGTAAGACTCGTTCCTGTGTCTGGTCAATGTAATATTGTAAATCTGCTGTTTCTTTTGAATTCTGGCTGATTTTTAAATCGCCTAAAAAATCCGTTGTTGCAATAAATGACATAAGGCAAAGATAACAAAAAAAGGAGGCTTTCGCCTCCAGTATTTTTACATTCTCGGTTTCTTAATATTCAGCAGATCGATTAAAACCTTTCCGACTTTTTCGCTGTCTGGCTCGTTGATTATGGATCCGATGCCATTTCGGATGTCCATCACATAGCTCTCAAATTCGTTTATCTTTGATTTAAGAGCTTTTATTTCTCTTTCCTTGTAACCTTCCATCGCTGTTTATTTTAAGTCCTCCAGATGCTGCTGATAATATTCCTGTTCGTCTAAATTTTCGTAGAGCCATTCAATAGCTTTCTGTTCCCAGTCGATAAGAATTTTGTCAGATAGGATTGTCGGATCAATTACTGTGTCGTTTTCTAATTTATCTAAATGGATAATTCGCCAGTCCCAGACTTCGCAATCGTTTAGCTGTTCTATTGTTGCATCGTATCGAGCAGAAAATTTATAGATTTCAATAATGTATGTGAATCCGTTATGCTCTGTATCGAAACAGTGATCTGCATATTCATTGTCAAATTCCGTGCTGTTGATGTCATAAATTAAAGCCCTGTTGACTTTTGGCTGTGGCTTGTTAAAATCGATTCCAGCGATTTCTGATTTCATAATCTCTGCGAGATCTTCGAATAGTGTAATTTTTTTTGTCATTGTTTCTGTGTGTTGTAGGAGGCTTTCGCCTCCCTGTTAAATTTATCCCAGATAAATCGTTTCGGTTAAAAATTCATTTTTTTTATTTTTTGACTATATGCATAATATAAATTTTGGTATTCGTTTGTAGTTATACTGCCGTTTTTTAATGCTTTCGTCAATTCCAATCTTTCTTTTATTAATTTATTTAACTTTTCCATTTTGTTATGTTTTTCTGTGTTTGATGAATCGAATATAGGGCTTATTTTTGTATTACCAATACGTTTTCCAGAAAAAAGTTTAATTTTTTTTTCTTACAGCTAATTTAAATCGAACTGCTCCAGCTCAAAAGCTCGACAATTAATCCAGTTATCGGAGTCCAAACTCCATTCCGTTTCGTAGCCGTTAGCAAAATATAATTCCAGACTGTGGCTTTTTTTCTGGAGTTCATCACGCAGAAAAAAGTAAACGATTGAACGCATCAACATCGGATCTGGACAGATTTCTTTTCGACTCATAGCCCTAAAATAAAAAAAGGAAACTATTTGAGCCTCCTTTTTAAATCTGTTTTAAGCGATTAAATACCGAATAGTAGATATAGACCTATTGCCAAACCTATAAGTCCGACAACGAGCCTTAAAAACGATTCTGTTCCATCCTCGCCATCGCTGTAATAATCTGGTTTTTTCATCTTAGTTAAAAAATTCGTTAATTACATCAGCTCCAGATGAATCATCATCGCCACAACCCTCGCAAATTCCTACATTAAAACGATATAGTCTGCCAGATACATCGCAATATTGTTTAAATTGGATCATCGATGTTTGTCCACATTCGCAAAAACAGGATGAATTTTTTAATTCGCTGTCGTTGATTTTCGTGTCCAATCTGGATTCGATTAGTTCCTTTGCTTTTGCTCTTGTTTTTACTGTGTTATAAATTGCCATTTTTTCTGTGTTTTTAATTGTTGTGTTTTACTAATTCCAATTCTAATTCTCTGGCAACATAGTTAATATGTTTTTGAGTTGTCATACTCCACCATCCTAATTCAATTAGTTTTCCAGATTCGATTGTTGCTACGTGAGTTGTATAGCTCCAGACCTTGTTTCCCTCAATTCTTAAATTTTGTTTGTACTTTGATAAATTCATTTTCTGTGTTTTTTGTGTTTGATGAATCAAATATACTTATTATTTTTGTATTTCCTATTTTTTTTCTTTTAACTGATCTTCGTGGTAAATCTTTCCAAAGTATTTTTTGGCTTTCCTCCGTGCTGATTCAATATCTGGATGGTAATGATAATCAATCATTTTTCCGTTTCCAAGATCCGTTGTAATTACTACTATATACATAACCGAAATATAAGACATAAAAAAGCCTCCAGAGTTAACCAGAGGCTTTTTAAACCTATTTGAATTCCTAATTTATTATGAATTAAGGAGTTTCCAAAACAGCAGCATCCGTTGCGATTGTTCCAGTAACAAAAGCCGTTGTGTCGTTACCTTTGATACGTTGTAAACCTCTCCACTCCGCAAGGATGGTTCTAAGGTTTTGAACAAAATCATCGCCAGACATTCCAACATCGATGCTTAAAGCACCTTTATCGAATACTGTTGATTTAGTGAAATCGCCAACCAAATAAGTTCCAGCTGTGATTCCAGTATTTTGAACGATTCGAACACCATCCAACGAAAGACCTCCAGCAACATCAACTAAACGGTCAATGTATCTTTTGTCTGTCGTGCTAACTTTGATTAATTTCAAAGCCGTTACATCAGATGGATGTAAAACAATGTTGTTCGCCTCGTGATTTGCGATCATAATTTGATTCATCGCAACAGTTAATACATCCACTAAGTTAGCGTTGTCAACCGTTCCAGCAAAAGTTCCACCAGCGAAAGCCGTAGCCTGTCCAATAATACCTTGCAAGTTTGGAGCCGTTCCGTTTCCACCAAGTACCTGTGAATCTACATCCAAAAGTAAAAGTTGAATAAGCTCGTTATTAATTTCACTTGCCATAAAATCGATATCGTCAAGCATTTCCGTAGAAACTTTGATGAATACCGTTCTTTTAACAACTGATTCAGAAACAACAACCAAATCAAAATCTGCTTGATTTTTCGCAGCTCCTTCGTCTGTTCCACCAGCTCCACCATCTGGATTCGCCTGTTCAACCCAACTAATTACGTTAGATACAGCCGTTCCACGATTAACGAGATCCAAAATAAATGGATTACGTCGTGCGATATTGTTAATTCCAGCCTCTCTTTGTTCAACAGGAACGTTTCCACCAGATACATTTGTACTGATTAACATAGTTCCAGCAGCTTTGAAACTGAATCCAGAAGTTGATGCCGTTGATTTATCTTCAGCTTTCAAATTCGATAATTTTTCAGCGTTATGGCTTAGAGCCTCTTTTACGCCATCGTACATATTTTTTGCACGTTCTTCCTTTTCAACAGCTGAAAGTCTTTTAATCGCCAATCCTTGAGTTTCAAGTACTGCGTTTAATTGTTTCATTTGCTGATCTCTCGATTCGCTTAATTCTGTTCTTAAAGACTCGATGTCCTCTTTTGATGCTTTTGCCTCAATTAAAGCGTTCATTTCATTCGCTTTGTGAGTATTAAGCTCCGTGTAATAACCAGCCAAACCTTCAGCATCCATTTTGGATAGTTCGTCAGCCGATTTAATCATAAATTCTGCCATTTTTTCTATGGTTTTAGTAATAATGTTTTGAGTAAAAATAATCGCCCAGATTCGTCTTTCGTCGGCTCGACTGTCAGAGTATCTTTTACAGATGGCTCTGTCGTTACAAGTGAATTATAACATTCTTGGACATAAGCTAATTCGGTGTCCAGCATTGAAAATACCGAATCCGAATAAGTTCCGCTGCAAATCTCTTTCCGAATTAAATTCATCCGTTCATTGATTTCTGCTAACATTGTTTTTTTCTGTGATAAACTTTTAATAACTCCGAAACTTGGCGTTTCGCTGTTGGCTCCAAAAGTTACAAAAGAACCCTCCCAAAGTTTGACCTCTGAAATTTGATAATAACCAGCCATCGATTCGACGAAATCTTTGCCTTGTGCGGTCATTGGAATATCCGCTGATTTAGATTCCTCCAGTTCGATCCATTTCGTCTTGTCTGCGATGTATTGAAAGCCAATAGAATGTTCTCTAATAATTCCAGAGTCGTACATTTTTAACGCATCCTGTCCATCCGTATGGCTCCCCATTTTAGATTCAAAATAAAGCCCTTTATCATCCTCTTTTAATACTTCGATATTTCCAACTGGTCTGCGAACATCGTGAAACGCTAAATGTGAAATTTTCCGATTGCCTGTTGTATTGGCTCCACGTTCTTGTATGGATTTGGTAAAAGCTCCCTTTTCAATCAAATCGCCATCGGCATCGATATTGCCTGTTGCCGAAAAATATCCAGCTACAATTCCAGACTTGGTATCAACGTCTTTAATGACAAGAGATCCAGCCATATTACGATAATTGTGAGTTTTACTTTTTTCAGCCATAATACAAAGATAATTAAATTTGCGTATTTTGATTCCCTGTTAAATCGATTTGCTGTTGGCTTGTTGGAATAAATACCTCATTCATTTCCTCCGTTTCGATTTCTGGCAACCCCATTTCACGCCTCGCATCGTTTCCAGTTATGATTCCAGACAGTCGTAATTTCGATAATCTGTCGGCTTTAATTCCTAAATCGTCTTGCAATACTTCGATATTACTAACGTCATAATTCAGCTTTAAATTTCTGCCCTCAAATTCTGAAATCCCAGACATAAACCACATATTTAATCCACGTTTTGTTTTTTCAAGTTCTGGAATAACGGCATCTGTCCAAAATGATTTTTCAGCCTCTTTTCGATTTGAATAAGTTTTGTTTTCTGGATCGTTAAAAAGTGAGCTGTCCACGTGAAAAGAATTACATAATGAACGCAAAGCAATAACTCCCTGTTCCAAAAGTTGCAAATCCTGTGGACTTAATCCCAGCTGAATAAATCGGAGCTTTTTATTCGAAACTCTAATTCTGCCAAATTTCGTGGAGCCTCCCATTTCGCTGTTCGCCTGTGCCTGTAATTCCGTTGCCTCGTCTGGTCGCATTGGTCTTTCAGATTCATCCGACAGGATGCCCGAAATTCCTTTGTTAGCCAATACGTTTGCCGATGCTGTCCAGCGTTCATCTGATGTTTTCCAGACCTTTATCGCTGCCGATAATGGACTTAATCCGTATAGTGAACTCGTTTGATAACCAGCTGGATTGATATATTTTAAATGTAAAACTTCATCAGCGTTAAATTTTATAAGATTTTCATCCCATTGCATTCGATAACCAGCAATCGGATTAACGTCGTTTCCTGTTACGATAATAACGTATTGAGCCTGTAAGTTATTAAGCTCTGCAAAGTAGTTTAAACCCTCTGGTTTCAAGCCATAAATATAACTATCGCCTGTCGTTAGTCGATACGTTAAATGTCCCTCCAAAAACTCCGACCAAGTTTCCAAACGATTCGGACAATTCAAAATTTCGTTGGCTCTGGAATTATAAACTCTTTCAGTTGTTCCATCTTCAAAAATTTCCTCGACGTACCAATTAACGGATGCAGCTGCTCTGGAAATTTTACTTACAATCGAATAAACATCGTTTGTCTGTGAATATCCTTTTTTGATTAAATCAACTTTGTTTTCTGGATCTAAAACCAACTGGTTAAAGCCTATATATTTTAAAATTGAGGTAAAATATTTGTTGTTATCCAATCCTGTAAATGGTATTGAAACACGACTTAGGAGCTTTTGCATCAGATTCATTTTCCAAATATAACGATTTTACGAGTCATAAAATAAAGGCTTGTGTACTTCTTTGTAATTCCTCTGCAACGCCTGTGGTTGTATCTGGTGCATCATCGTGTGCGTTCTTTCCTGTTCTTCCGTATTTAGTCATAGCATCGAAATACTCTGGAAATTTTGTCTGCCAATATTCTGGAAAATAAACAGCGTTTTGTACTGTGGATGCCTCTGTAATTATTCTCGTTACCTTGTTTTTCGATTGATAATAAGGAACAATATGCGTTTTAATATTGCCCATTTCAGATAAAAGTCTTTCGACATTTCTGCCAAAGCTCCGACCTCCAGCATTTGATTCGATTACAGCCTCGTTCACTTCAAATTTATCGTATTGCTTTGCGACAAGTTCCTCCGTTATTTCTATTGGCTCCTGTGTATAGATTACATCCAATATAAAAGCCCTTTGATTAGATTCCATATAAACAATGGAACATAAATAATCCTGTCCTGTATCGGCTGTATCGCAATATGATTTTATCATTCCCCTTTCGGATTCATCTGGCAGATTTTTATACGTCTGGAATCTCTTGTATAATAATCCCTCCTGTGGCTTTGGATCCTGTTGGTAAAGATTAGCGAAAACAACAGGACTTTTGCGTTTTACTTTCATCAGCTTTTCTTTACTGTGCCGATTTTCCCAGAGAGCCTCTCCATTTTTTCGAGGATCTTTTTTCGTTGGTCTGCCAATTTTAATGGCTGGAAAGCTGACAATTTCCCATTCGTCGGATTCATCTGCCAACAACCTCCCAGCCAAATCGAGTTCGTGCCAACGTGTGAAAACGACTAAAATCTGGCTGTCGTTATGCAAACGAGTTTCGGCAACGGATGTGTACCAATCCCAGACCGAAGATCGGACTGTCGGACTCCACGCCTCCTTTGAATCTTTGTAAATATCGTCTATAATTAATTTGTCGATTTGTCTGGATGTTAATGCTCCACCTACTCCAATGGAAACCAGAGAGCCTCTAAAATCTGGAATTTCAAACTCTGTGCTGTTTTTCAAATATCCATTTCGTAAATTTTCGGACAGTTTTAAATCTGGAAATAAATTTTGATATGTCCTTTCCTCCATTATTCGTTGAATGTCCTTTCCGAATTTACTCGCAACAGTTTGATTATAGGATATTACACCAAGTTTTTGGTTTGGATTTCTGCCAAGTGTCCAAGCTGGATAACGTCTTGTTGATAACTCCGATTTTCCGTGTTGTGGAGGAACGAATATCATTAACTTTTTTATCTCTTTATTTTCAAAAGCCTCGATATGTTCACATACAGATTTATGGAACCATTCCACCTCGTAATCGGATTTTGTGTAGGTTGTGAAATCTAAAAAAGAATCGATTGCGTAACGTCTTTCCATCTCCTCCAGCAATCGCAATTCCTCAAAGTCGTTTTTAGTTGTCACGTTTAGACCTTAATTCGTTTAATCGATTTTTGATTTCATCGTCTGACATTTCAGCAAATGGATCTTTCTGGCTGTTGACATTTTCGATGCGTTCAATATAGCCTCGTTCTTTACCTTTTGTTTTCAGAAAAAAAATGGTTGCCGAACAATTACCATCTTGTATTAAACTATGCAATTTAGATTCTGCAAAATCCAGAGCAATATTATCGATGTCGTTTACTTCCTTTTGGAATTCTAAATCGTTGTTGTACCACGTATAATAACTCTGTCGAGATATACCAGAGTTTTTACAGGCTGTCGTTATGACTCCTAAACTTTTCTGCAAAGATTGTATAAAATCCGCTTTCGCTTTTACAGTTCTGCTCTGCTCCTTTTTTATAGTGTCCATTTTTGTAAATATTTGTAACAATAAAGTTACGAAATCATTTTTATTTAAAATTAAACGAATAAGTAACTCTTTTACTTGAAGAACCTAATCCGTTGTCTTTAGCTCTGGTTTTATCTCCGTAGTATTTTCCCATATTTTTAGATAACGTGTTTTTAACTCTGCCTTTTCTTTTTAAGATCCAATTTTCATTTTTAGCTAATGCGTGAATTAAAGCTGGAGTTGTGGTTGTCAAATTAACATTCCAATTATTTTTTTTATAATATTTTGATATTTCATTTATAAAATTTACTCCAATTCCAATACCTTGATAATCTGGCAATACGACTAATCTGTGAATTCTTTTCCAACCTTTTCTCATTGGAAACTGTATAACTCCTGTATGACAAACAATTTCACCATTTAATACACCAATCCATTGTTCAGAAGCTTGATGCAAAGACTCATTTAAATAATGATATTTTTTAAATGGTTTCCAAATTTCTTTTCGATATTGCTTTCCAGTTTTATATATTTCGATTTTAAATTTTGGTCTTTGATATTTTTTTGGACAAAAAAAAACTGTTGTTTATCAGTATCATAAATCCAATCTGGCTCCAACCATTCAGTTATGTCCTTATGACAAGTTACGGCAATAAATTTTTTATTCAGTTTTTTAACAGCTTTTGAAATCGCATAACTGCCAGTTTTTGCGACCTCTCTGTTTACTACGCTGGTAAATTCATCAAAAACTATTATTTCGCTTTCTTTTAATATTGAATTCGCTAAATCGACTCTCATTTTTTCGCCATTACTAAGAACGTTGTACGGCTTTAACCAACTTGGAGGCGATGCGAATCCAACGCTTGTGAAAGCCTTTGTGATTTCTTTTACGCTTTTTTCTTTTGGCATATCGTCAATGACCGCCTCCGCTTTATATTTATTTTCTATGAAATGATTTTCAAATAAATGATTTGCAATCGTGCTTTTGCCTGTCCCAGATCCACCAACGATTAAACCAATATTCCAATTTTTACCATCCAAATCAATGTTTCCTTTGAAATGTTCTACTACTTTTTCAATATCTAAATCGAAAGCATTCAAAACGTGAGAAACCCTAAAAGTTTCTTTAGGTTTGCTCTTTTTTATAATGTCAAAACTCGGCATTCATATCCTTTTTTAGTTAGTTCTTCAAATGTTTTTTCTTGCTCTGTTTCATTATCGCAAGTAATAATAATTTCATAAACATCCTTAATTTGATCTGACAAATCAACATCATTTTTTTCGACCTCAAAATGTTTCACATCCAATCCCCAATCATCCAACGGCTCTGCATCCCATTCATTAGCAATCAAATCCCAATCCCATTCGCCAAATCCAACGTTATCCTTAATTATAAATTCCCTTTGCTGTTCTTCTGTTAAATCGGATGCCTTTATTACAGGAATTTCAGACAGTCCAGCCTCTTTACAGGCTTTTAAACGCATATTACCACCCAGAACTATCATTTCACTATTAACTACAATAGGTCTGATTTCCAACATTTTCGGAAAGTCTTTAATCGATTGAACTAATTTTCTAAATTTATCGTCTTTTAATACTCTCGGATTGTCTGGATTGTTTTGAATTTCGTCAATGTTGATTAATTCCGTTTTAATTATGCTTTCCTTTTTTGCCACTTGTAAAGTTTTCGTTGATGTCGATTATTTTCTGGAGGCTGTCGATTTCTTCCTGTATTAAATCGGATTTTACTTTATTGAATTGCCATTGGTAAAGCTGTTTCCAGCTAAAAAGATTCTGGAGCCTTTTATGGTTATCGTTTGGCATTGTATTCCTGTAACCTATCGGAGCTGATCCATAAATCAATAATTAACGATAAAGCCATATAAAGCCCTCCCAGAGTCCAGCTCCACCAAGTACATAAATCCCAGCTTATAACAAAGCCTAAAGCGATTATAGTTCTCATAATGGATTCTTTTCTGGTCTTTCGAAGATCTGGAGCTTTAATTCTCCTTTACCGATTGCATCCAGCGGAAACGATGAAATTTCGATTGATTGTTTACCCTCTTTTTCGAATGATGTGCCGATTTTCAGCCATCGAGTTTTTTCTTCTCCTGTGTTTGTTTTGTAATTTTTCGGATAACAAACGTCTTTTATTATGTAATCACTCATTTCTGTTTTTTATTTCATTTTTAATTCTGTTAATTAATTCGCTGTATGGATTGTATTCCGTTCCATCCAGTCCGAAAGTTACTGATTTTTTACAGTTATGCAATAAGCTGTTTAAATCGGTTTTGCTCATAGTCGGCAGCAGATCCGTAAATTCTTTAATGTCCTCCTTTAGAGAATTTCTTTTTATTCCATCGGATTTTATTTCCTCCTGTGGAATTTTTTTATCGTTGGATGCTAATTCTTTTCGGATTTTATTTAGCCATTCTTTTGCAATTTCATCTGTTACAGGATTTCCATCCGATAACGAAAGCTGTTTTGGATTCTGTTTTTTTCGAATGTTATATTTCCGTTTTTCCTCCGCATAAAATTTTAATATTTTTCCGACAAATATCGTGTCCAAAACTCCGTATGGCTCAACAGTTTCCCAATATTTTCCAGAGCTGTTTAATTCAAAAGCCTTTACCAGATTTTTAATTGTGAAATTTTTAAAGTGATCTTTTACAAATTTCGAAACAATATTAATTTCCAATGGCTCTGGCTTAAGTCCGACCAACATACAGCTGAATGTGATTGCCTTTTGGATTTCAGCCTCGTGGACTTTTCTAATCGTTGTTATTCCATCCCAGTTCGGAGCTAATCGATTTTGCCCAGTCTGAGAAATTTGTTTTTCCTGTTTTTTCATTTGTTTCCTGTGGTTTTGTGTTCAGCCATTTGTCGATAATATCGTCATTTCTGGTAAAATATTCTGGAGTAAGATATTTAAATTTGCTGTCAATGTGAAATTTATCGGAATGTGCGTTCTCGATTGCCATTAAAATTTCATCCAGAGAATAGATCTTTAAACGTTCTTTTAGCTTTTTAGAGTGGATTTTTCTAAAGTTCCGATGGTATCTGTCATTTAAAAATTTTAAGAGCTTAGAAGTCGATTTTTCATCAACTCCAGAGGTATTAATATTCTTATTAATACTATTATATTCTATTATACTATTATGTGTATCATTTTTGATATGCCCCTGTATCATTTTTGATGTGCCTCCCTGTTTCTTTTTTGATATGCCCCTTTCAATAGTGATATTTTTATAATTCTCTAAACGAATAATTCTGGATGTTCCCTTTTCGTTTCTTAAAACTTCAATGTCCATATAATTCCTGTCGGATAGCTTTTTTAATGCCCTCTGAACAGTTATAATCGTGCAATCGAGTTTCTGTGCCAGATATTTATTTGTTGCCCAGCAATAGCCTCTTTCGTGAGTTAAATTCGATACAATAGCATAAATTATTTTATCCCTATCGTTTAGCTTGTTATCAAATAAAATCGTCGCTGGAATTACAGCCATCCAGTTTCCGTGTGGCTGCTCTTGGTTTTCTGTGTCAATCTGCATAAACCTCAAATCTATAAGATAAAACCGATATTACAGCTTTTATTCGATCTATTTCTGCATCAATTTTTTTTTCGTCGATAAAGTTCTGGAGCTTAACTCCGTTGAATACAATTCCTGTTTGAGCCATCATTCTAAAACAGTCTTTTTTTCCTGTGTCCCTAAATTCGATTAAATTGTCCAGATATTGGATCCAATACTCCAGACTTAAATGTTCTTTTGTGTTTTGCATTTTCTGTGTTTTTTTATTTTTTTAGCCACATTAAAACGTGGCTTAACAGTCTTTAAAAACCATTGAAACGGTTTTTATATTTGTGTTAACTACAAGACGGTTAGTCTATAAGTCATTACATCCCATTCATTTTTACCATCACTTGTAACTGTTGTATAAAGTCTTTTAGGTGTTTGCCTAACTACTGTTACTTCACTACTATTTGCAAGGTCTTTGTCTAATCCTACAAGTTGTCCAGTAGTTAACAATGTATATAATCTATTGCTTTTTTCTGGCACACTTGTAATTGTTATTCCTCTTTCTTTTTCCATTTTGTATTTATTAAATTAGTTATTAAATTACGCAACATATCATATACTTTTAAGTTACCATCCAGATTCGTTGGTTACGCAGAAGTGATCTCCAACGTGATTGTCCATCCAGACATTCTGGTCAAAGCAAAATTGCTTTTTATTTCCAGAACAATCGCTGATTATTTCCAGCCAATAACAGGAGCCTGTTATTCCATCGTTGGCAATTATTCCACAGTTGCATTGTGCTGGAGGCGTTTCGATTGGATCTTCCTTCTTGCATCCTAAAAACAGGATTGCAAGTATTAAAAATTTTATCTGTTTCATAGTTTAATTATTTCGCATTTCTGCTCTGGTTTCCTGTTCCTCGATTCCTTTTCGGATCATATAGTTTTTGCCTCGTAATTCTGGCTCGTTCTCTTGGAGTTTGGCTCTACTTCTTCGAATAGTTTCTGGATTAGCAAATTTGCCGTTGTAAAATTCTTTGAGGAAATCGCCTGTAATATTTTTTTTGCGTTTTTCCCAGTCCCAGAATCGAGCTATTAATTTTTTGTCGCAATCCCTTGTTTTTGGAAATCGAATTAGTATCTCTTTTACTACATCCTTATTTTTCAGAATCTTCATTTTCGTTCATTTTATTAAGATAATCGCTGTACATTATAAACTCTTGGTATGAATCGATTTTTTCGTTCTTCATATTCTCCAGAGTTTCCAGAATTTCAGCTAAAAATTTCTGTAAAATCTCGTTGTGATCTGGTCTGGAATAGTTATCCCATTGTTTTAAAATTCCTTTTAGCGTTCCAATAGGTCTGCTTAATTTTAAATCCCTGTGCTGTATGTGAGAATGAACTTTGGATATTTTATCAAAATATAAATTGGAAAGTCCCCAATAAACCTCGCTTTTTTCCTTGTAATAATTTTTTAAATCGTCTGACATTTTCTGTGTTTTTTATTTATTTAATTTGATATCTAATTTTTGGAATATTCGTTCTCTATCGATTGCCCTTTCATTTTTACAATTTGGGTTTTCAGTTTCCCAAACGATTATCATTTCTTGTATAATTAACATTTCTGTTTTTGTCAATCTTGAAGTGATTATTTGTCTTGAATTGTCGTGTTCTGATATGTAAGAATATCTTGTCATTTTTCTGTGCTTTGATTCATTACAAATATATACATTATTTTTGTAATTCCTATTATTTCCAAAAAAAAAATAATTAAGTCAATTCTGCAATCCGTTTTCTGACTAATTCCGAAAGCTCTGGACTCGTGTCGATTTCGTTGTTTAAAGCAAAATCAATTAATTCATCGTGATCCGTTATAGACTGGATTTGTTTTTTTAAATCAGCATCAGACAGGATAATTTTCGCCTCTACATTTTCTGTTGGAATAGGTTTTGCGATTCCATCTTTTACATTCCAATCGTATTCGGACTGGATGCCAGAAATTCCGAAAGCCTTTTTTAATGCGTGAGCCTCTGCAACCTTTTTTATCATTTCAGCTGGATGCGATTTCCAAGCCGAATATCGTTTGTTATATGTATCAAATTCAGCCCATTCGATAGTCGGCTCTCCACCTTTTCGAAATATCATCGCATAAGCTCCGATAATGGTTCCCCTCTCGGACTGTTTAGCTGTGATTTTATGCGTTATTTCTGCGTTTGGAATGTCCAGCTCCCAAAGGTCATTTTCTCTGACCTCGCAAGATCTAATTCCGTTAAAGGCTGGATTCTTTTGAGCTTTGGAAAGAAAGCCATCACGACCAGCGAAAATTAATAAGTTTCCTTTGCCATCCTTATAACACCAAACCTCCTTGTTAAATGGATTCAGTTCCATCGTCTGGCAGACGTTGAGGAAATAAGCCAATTCGGATGCTGTCGTTCCTTTTGCGACGTTCTGCTGGATTACAGCCACTTGATTTTTTTCGTAGCCTGTCAGCTCGGCAACCTTTGAATAAAGCTGCAATTTGTTTTCTGTGTTCATTATGTGTTTTTTATTTAATTATTACGTCTTGTTTTAATAATATTTCGCCATCGTCAAAAGTTCTGACAGTTACGATTTCCTCGTCTGTATAATGCGATTTTCTTGGTTCTAACACTAATTGAGCTTGGTATTCGATGCCGTTTACTACTACCTCAGCCCAGCCCTCTATAATATTAAATTTATTGTTTATCCTTGTACCCTCGACTTTATCACAAAGGTCAGCTATTGCATCTGCAAAATTTATGTTTAATGCGTTCATTATTTTATCGTTTATAGGTTTTACGTTTTATCTGGAATTTTTCAATTATTACATCGTCATTTTCAAAAGGAATTTTTTTCCTCGACAGATATGTATTAATCGTTTCCATCTTTGGCATCCCTTTATTCTCACAAATCGCTGTAAGCGTTGCATAAGCCTCTCGGATACGTTTTTTCTTCCACGTTACTATTAGAATGTGTTTCATTTTTACTGTGTTAAGTTGTACAAATATACTAATTATTTTTGATTATTCAAATCTGGTTTGCCTCCATAAAAAACCCAATAATACAAAGGAGGAAAATTACAATTATTGCAAGATCGTCTGGCTCAATTTTCATTATGTTAAATTTTCGGGCAATTTACAGCCCAGATTTTACTTTAAATACATTCCGTAATCGTTTATTTCATTTTTTAATTGTATTCCCTTTTTTAGTTTTAATTTGTTCTTTTTAAAAGCATTAAAGTTTATTGAATGATGCCATCTATTGTAACGTCTAATTGTTTTTACGCAATCTGGATGCTTTTTCTCTAATGACTTAGCAAATTCTAATCTCTCGTCTTTTGTATTATATATAGTATCTGTGTTTCCTCCCTTCATTATCATTGTGCTTACCTTATCCTGTAAAAAAGCATTGAATAATATTGTACAATATCCCATTTTTAAAGTTCTTAATGCTAAATCTGAATCTTCGTTATATTTCCCCTCCCATTTTATATTTAAACTGTTTTTTATTAAAATACAGCTGTAAATTCGGGTATTATGCGTAAATGGTCTTTTTTGCCTATTATACGCCATAAACGATGAATATTGAAATCCAGACAACATTACATTTTCATAACGATCAACGAAATCTTCTGCACATTTAAAAATAGTTCCATCCATAACCTTGTACTTTATATCATTATTATAACGTCTAAAACACCTTATATTATCGTCTAAAATCCAATGATATTTTTCGTTTTTTTCTTTTGAAAGATTCCAAACAAAATTCCTAACAGGAACACCACCTTTATTACGTTCGCTGAAATTTTCTGGTGTTTTTATTATTTTTTTTGGATCTATTACTTTTGCGTAGTTATTATATTCGGATGGTTCAACGACTATTTGAAATGGAACATTTATTTCCTCCAGAGCTTTTACAGTTAATCTTGAATCCCATCTGCCCTTGCTTATTATATAAATACTATTTTTCGGATTCATCGCTATAATATTTTAAATTAGAAACTGCGCATCTATTTAATTTTGGAAACCAGTAATTTTCTTGATTAAATTTAATTTCTTGTCCAAAAAGTTCGCTAAATTTTTTTATGTCATCCCTTGTTTTAAAATTTAATTTTATAGTCAATACTGGTGTTTCTGGATTCATAATAAATTCTGGCATTTCTTTCCATTCGTTTTCCCAAAAATTTTCTTCTTCAAATAAGTTAATCTGTGTCATATTATAATAGTGTTTCGGGCAATTTACAGCCCAGATTTATTATGCAATATCGCTTTACTTTATCTATATAATCCGAAAACTCTGGAACCTTTAATTTCGTTGTAGTCTTTATGTATTCGAAAATCTCTCCAGTCTGTTCATCCTGTTTGCTCCTTTTCAGAAACTTGTATTTGAAAATCTCGTGTAGCTCGTCTTTCTCATAGCCCGTGTAATCCGAAACAATCGCCAGAATTTTCCAGTACAATCGATTCTGTTCAATGGTTCGCTTTCCTGTGTATTTTGAAATCGAAAAATAATAGCTGCCCTCTGGAAGATCTTTTAACAGCTTTTCGAAATCCTGTCTGTCTTTCCAGATTATGTTATTTCTGGCATCCTTTTTAAAAACTCCGATATATTCGTTTTTCATTTTATCGGAGTTTAGTTATATAAATCCTCTCTGCGACCTTTTTAAGCTCTTTAAAGGTCATTAAATCATTATGGAGCTGTGGAGCTTTCTTTTTAATATAAGTTGTCTTAGACGTTACGTAAACAAGCCCAGCATATTCGGGAACCTCGTCTGGCTCAATCAATCCGACAGGACAGGCAAAATAAAAATAATTAGCTCCTTTGCCATTTGACGTTTTATAATGTTTTTCCTCCTTTTTGAAATCAGCAAAAAAATCGGCTCTGCTCCGCTTTATTTCGTATTCAGTTGTTCTGTCGTTATAGCTTACTGTAAGCAAATCGCACTCCCAGTTATCATACAAATAAATGTTTTTTGAAATTAAAACCTGTGCGTTCATTTCAGCGTTCATTATTAAACGCTTTTCAATCGTGTGTATGTTCATTTTTCTGTGTTTAAAATTTAATTATGCCTGTTTATAATCGCTTTGTTTTATCAACGTGTACGTGAACCATTCGCCCCATTGAGTTTGAGCCTGTTTATACAAATTAATGCAAAATTTATAGTCGTTTGGATCTTGCGTTACTTGGCATCCAGCGGAGTTCCTGTCCACGTTTTCAATTTCTTGGTATGCACTTGCTCGATGTAAATTTATTCCGTGCATCCCAACGTCAACAGGCGAATTTTCATAATCGTAAATAAAGTCCTTATTGTTATCACGATAAACAGCAACAGGCTGTCGTTGACATAAAGCCAAATATTTTCCACGATGTAAGTCCAATTTATACGTGCTGCGATATTGGTCTGGAACGAGAATCGCACAGCCTTTTTTATTCATCGGATTTATTAGGAATCCAGATCCAGCCAAAGTCGTAATTTGAGTTTGAAAAATATTCCAATAGCCCTCGTATCGCCAGAAGATTACCAATAAATCGTTGAACTTATTTACAACAGGATTATCGGATCTAATTCCAACGATATTTAAATTAAATGGCTTACTGTCATTTTTAAAAACAACGTGATCCAAGTCCTCCAAAGATTTGATTAAACTCGGAATGTTAATGTCTAATTTCATAATTATATTAGTTTATTAAAAATTCAAATAGTTGAAAATATTAGTTTGTACATATTTTTTTGGTTTTATACTGTCCAGATCTTTTGTCCATTGTTTTGCCATCGCCTCCGCAATTCCTTTAAATGTTTTGCTGCGTAAAGTACTGCGTTCAGCTGGAGTTTTAGCATCTTGTAGAGCTTTATAATACCACATTGGCATTTTCTTTTTAACTCCTTTTTTGCTAATAAATTCAAAAAACTCCCCTTTTTCTACTATGTCCGTTGGCTCCAGTTTAGGTAAGTTTTTTAGCCAAAGACAAGTTGATTTCTGTGCTTTATCCCCAAATTGATAAGGCTGTACTATTTGATCTGGTTTTCTGTATTTCGTGGACATTATTCCAATAGGATTTTCAACAGCAATTTTATCAATCGGTGCATTGATCATTTCCATAAAAAAATCAATTCCTTGTTGCTGTCTGCCATCTGCAATTTTTTGCTTAAAATGTCTGGCTCCACTTGTTGCCAAATGTGTGCAAGGAGGAAACGAAATCATCAAATCCCACTCCCAGCCGACTTGTCTTATTCTGTGTTCTTTAAATTCAAATTCTTGAATGTCTGCCGAAACGTCAAGTTTTAAATCAAAATTATCATTAATCGTAACTTCATTTGAATCGAACCATCCGTTCATTATTTCGATTACATCGTCTTGAAAATGCCATTCTGGATGTCCTCCAGAACAGGGCAATAAATCACAGCTAAAAGCCTCGTGTCCTAATTTTCTAAGCTCATTTGTAACGGCTTGGCTTTCTTCACAGCTTACTAATATTTTCATAATTATATAAGTTTATTAATATACCAATCTGGTAAATCCAAAATCTGGTTTGGCTCTTGGAAATATTCGTAACCAGCTCCCCAACTTTTTTCCTCTAAACATTCTTTGAACTTGTCGCAAAGATTGTCGTAAACTCGTTTCCCAGCCTCCAGAACTGTGTCCGATAGTCTGAATACGTTGCAAGAGTAAGGAGCCTTATTCTCTACTACTATGTGATATGCCAATGGCTGTTCGAAATTCTGCCGTTGGTATGCCAGATAATACATAGCAATCTGTAAATCGTATTTTAAATTTATAAGCTGTTTTGTGTATGTGTCCAGACTTGCATCCGATGTCGTTTTTAAATCAAAGATGAATTTTTTTCCCTGTTCAAACTGTCCAGCTCCATCCAGATAACCGATAAATGGCAATCCTTTATGATTCCATTCAATTCGCTTTTGAGTTTCTGTCGTGGCATTTAAAATGGTTGCAGCCTCTTGATTATTCCAAACCTGTTCGACCATAATTTGGGCTGTATTAAATTGGACTTCTGAAACGATGGTTAAATTTTGCTCCGATGCCTTTTCCTGTGCCTCTGCAAAAGCCTCTTTTCCAGCTTTCGATCTTCTGTCGATTTTTGGAATTACTAAATATGTTTTTTCGAAATCGTCTGGAGTCAATAATAAACAATCAACAAGTGAACCCAAAACCATACTGTCCGATGGCTCAAATTTTTGGTTTAAATATTGGATGTAATGAATCGGACTTCTGGCAAATTGCTTTAGTGATGAATAGCTTAATTTTCGCTTTTCCAGATTCGGTTTCTGGATCTCAAATCTTTGTAAATAATTTTTCATTTTTCTGTGTTTATTTTAATTCTATTTTAATGCTCCAAAATGGAATATCCGTGATGTTTTTTATTAATCCATTTTCTAACATTTGCTGTCTTATTCTTCGCCTCCATTCATTTTTAAATCCGCTTGTCCCTAAGTTATTTAATTCCCTTTCAAAACTTATTTGTTGAAATTCATTAAGTTCAACTTGCTTTTCTGGATATTTAAGTTTGTCGATTGTTATAATTATAGTTGTCATTTTCTGTGTTTTTCTGTGTTTGTGATACAAATATAAAACTTATTTCGGTAAATCCTATTGTTTCCAGAAAAAAAAGCAAAAAAAAATCCCGACCATTGACAAGTCGAGATTTTTAACACAGAAAATTGAGCTTAGATCAGCTCAAAATTTTTGCTCGTTTCAGCTTTACGAGGCTTTCAGCGTTCGCCTTTCCAACGGAAAATTGATCGCCTTTACTAATTTTTTGTTTTGGCAAATCCATCGTAAATTCAATAATTACGTGGTCTGTCCTTTTTAATCCATCAACAACCCTTTTAGGAGTCGTTATTGCTTTTCGCTTAGTCTTTATTGGCTCCGACTTTTTAGCTGGTTTGGATTCGGCTGGTTTGCTTACAGCCTCTTTAGGTTTTGAAATCGTTTTTTTCTTAGCCATATACAAATGTAATCATTTTATCGTAATAGTAAAATCGTTAATAACGCAGCTCCAGAAACGCAAAGCCCTAAACGATAAACATTCTTTGCCAATTTTAATTTGGTTATTTCGCCTAAATGTAAATTAATCGTCTGTTCCTGTGTAGCAATTTGATCCACAAAAATCGTGGATTTTATTTCATTTCCAGAAATAATTTTATCCTTTTCAGAAACGATGGAATCCAGATAAACATTTTTTTGGGAACAGATTTCCAGTAAACTGTCCTTTAATTCCATTCTAATCAATCCGTTTACAATGGCTGTATATTTTGATTTGTCAATACAAATGGTGTCTTTTAAGGATTGCTGACAGGATGCTGTCTTGTGTTGCGATGTCAGTATTAACAGTAACAGCGATGGAATCATAAAAATTTTTAACGTCATATTCAATCGAATTTAATTCATCAACTTTTACGGAAAGCTCATTAATTTGTTTTTGAGCCTCTTTCTCTTTCTGTTCAATAGCTTTTATCGTTTGGCTGTATTCGTTTAATTTACGAGCCTTAAAATAAGCCTGTGAGCCGAAATAAACATTTAACCCGATGCTGACAACGAACAAAAAATTTAAAATGTGATGTAATTTTATTTCCTGTAATCCCATCTGGCAGCTGTTCCACGAATATCGTAATGGCAAAAGGTGTTATAAATTCCGATTCCACCCTGTTTCATTTTGCCCTGTTCAATCAGTTCCATTATAACATCAGCCACTTGGAATGGCTGGAGTCCACCGATTACGATGTCCCCAGCATTTCCAAGCAAATGTTGACTTTTTTTTGCTCCATTGACTAAAGCATTATATTCTGGCGATCTGTACCCAGAATTCACTTTAATTGGAACGTCTAAAAAATCCCTTAAAACTTGCAAATTTTCAGCAAGTTCCGTTATATTTTCAAACACATCGACAGGCATTATAGAGCCATCCCGACAGTCGAATTCAGACTGGTTAAAATTCTTAGTTAACCTTTTGTTTCCCATCTGTTTTTTTTAATCCGATTAGTGAGTCTTTTGTTCTTAAAAATAATAATCCAAGAGCTGCCAATTCTCCAGCCTCCATCGAGCTAAAATCTTTCGACATATACATATAAACGGCTCCAGCCATTAAAATCAGTCCAACAATAGTAGTAACAATTCCTGTTTTAAATAATCTTTCAATCATTTTTTTAAATTTTTGATTTCGGACAAAATTTGTGCAAATCCTGTTTCCACTTTTTTATCTAAATCGTTAAACATTTTGGTAACTTCTTTCATTTCTGCCTGTGTATGTTTTACATAAGAATCAAAATCGCCTTTGAATTTGTCAATCCGACTGTGAATTATTAAATCCTGTTTTTCCATATCGGATTTTATTTCTTTAAAAGTCGCTTTTTTACTTGCTGAATAACCGAGCTGTTTTTCCTTTAAATCGTGAACGTCTTTTTTACAATCGGTTTTCATTTGCTCCAGAGAATGGCTCATTTTTTCGGATTTTATTTTATCCCTAAGAACGTAAGATCCGATTGCAACAGCTCCAGTCATTATGTAAATTACATCCTTTAAATTGAATGTAGCATCTGCCATCGCATCGATTTGAAGTAATATAAAGCCCATTTTTAAACAAGTACAATTCGATATTTAGTCCAGATAATTAAAGATGAATCGCCAGTAGTTGGCTGCGTTCCTCCTGTTGCCTGTAATCCGATATTTAAATCCTGTTTAACGCCTTTTGTTCTGTCTTTGATTAAATCAGCTCCACCTATATAAAGTTGATTGCTCGTCGCATCGAGTAAAGCCTCCGATGTTCTTATTCCATCAGCAGCAGCAAAAACAGATCCGTTTGTGTACCCGATTTCGACGTTTATATTTCCCTCGTATTTGTTTCCGCTATAAACTAATTGAATTAAAAAACCCTCTGGAATAACATATTTGTTGTCCGTTGCAAAACTTTCAGTCGTTAATAAAATTGGAACAGTTCCCAGCTGTAAAATTTTAGCGGATTCGATAATTGTTTTCGTTGTTGCTCCAAAAACGGATTTTAATACTGTCCCCTCGATTGCTCTGGATTCCCATTGTGTCGGCAACGGCTGATCTTTTACAGAGATCAACATTCTGTCCTCGTCAGCGAATGAAGTTCTGGTTTCTAAATCGGTTATGCTTGAAATTTTAATAGCCATTATTTAAAAGTTTCGTTTTCTTATATTTTGTGTTCGGTCTGCAAAAGTTATCACGTGAAATCGCCCTCTAAAATACGACAATTCTTCAGTATTTTCAAATTCCTCAATCGTTACAGGCAGATCCAAATACGTTTCTGTATTGCAACGATTATAGTCTGTAATTAAAATATCGTTTGCCAACATTTTATTGGAAACCAAATAATCGCTGGTTTTTCCTGTCAAAAATTGAGTTTCCAGAGTATATAAATATTTAATGGAATCCTGTATTTGAGTTACTTTCCGAGCCGTTGTAAAATAAGTATCTTTTGTTAGCTCTGGTCTTTTCTGCCAGAATATCCCTTTGATTCTTATTTCTTGATACCAATTTAATCCTGTGTAATCGAACTCCGAACTTTCAATATTGCCGTTTTGATATGTGGAAATCCTTACCGTTCCATCGACTGTTTCCTCGTCGTAAACCATCAGCGTATAAATCTGCGAAAATACATCAACAGAGCTGCCGTAAATAGTTAATTCAGCTTTCACATAATAGTCCCCGACTCCAAAAGCCGAAAGCACATTTTTCCACTCGATTAAATATCCTGTGTAAAATAATTGATCGCCTGTCCCTAAGCTCCCCAAAGCGTAATAAGTTCCATAAGCTCCAGTATTTAATGTTGCAACCTCTGTGCCGTTCTTAAATAGCTTTAAAACAGCCGTATCGCCAACATCCAGAACCCTAAATAAAAATTCTCTTTTATCGTTCCTTTTCGGATCTGTCGAGCTGGTATCTGCAAAAACGCTTAAAGTCTGCAAACAATCTTCACAATGGCAATCGCATAAAGCCTCTGTTCCAACAGTCGATTTGGCTGTTCCACAAATGTGAGCCGACATTACATTTAATGTTTCTGGATTGCCGTTTGTTAGTCTTTCTGTTATCATTCTGTTTCGATTGCGATGTCTGGATTTCCAGTTAATACTTCCAATCCAATCGGATCGTTTGGAGGCTGTTCATCGATTAGTATTTTTCCACCATCTTTATCGTCAGCCCATAGCCGAGCCGTTGCACAATAATCCGATCCAGCCGTTAGCTGTGTGTAATCAACTTGACATTCCAAATCAATGTAAGTCGCAGCAACAGTAATTTTTGTATGCGTTTCGCCTGTTAATGGAATTAATGGATTTCCTGTTTCCGAATCTCTAAAGCTGGAAAGCTCGTGAATCGAGAAAATATTTCCGTTTCCAACATCAAATCGAATTACTCCAGATATGGTTGTCGGATCTAAAGTTAAAACCGAAGAATCGCATCTTGTAAATCTGGCTCTTATAATGGTGTTTTGATCTGTTAAATAATTGCCGTTTAATGGATTACCAGCTGCATCGTAAGTGTTAATAGTAGAGCAATAAATTTGTGGCTCCTCCGTGTCATTTATGCCGTAATTCTGAACGTTTCCATCTGGCGAAATCCATCTGTATTTTGTAACATTCGTATCGCTTTGCAGATTAGTTTCGAATACTGTTACAATCGCATAACCATTTTTTAAGGAATAACGATTGCTGTTCATATTGAAACCGTTATTGTCCTGTGTCGGATCGTAAAAAATTGCGTTCACTTCTGGATTGTTTATCCAATCTTCCCAGCGTAATTTGAAACCGACCTTAATATCGTATCGAGTTTCCGAAAGGAAAAATCCTAATGTTGTCCATTTCACAAAATTAAATTGATCGCCTGTCGCTAATCGGAAACCTCTTTCCGTGTCGATTTCTATATTTTGGACAACGTAATCCGTTCCGACCTCTGGAACGAATACAGAATTTCCAGCCACATCAAAATCGTATCTGTCCAGCTCAAATAAATCGCCAGTCGTTTCGTTGTAAGCTGCCAGAATAAAACTTGCATCTTGAACAACAGGCAAATTTTTATCGCCTACAAAATTGTTATAGCTCTTTACATAAAAATTTTCGATGTTCCATAAATAGCCATCCTCCAACCATCCTGTAAAATTCGTATAGCCTCCAGCCGTGTAATCAATCGGATGTGGAAAAAATTGCTGTGAACGTGGAGCAATAAAGCCCAAATCTGGAACGTCTGCATCGTAATCATAATTGCCGACTTTAGCCAATACGTTAACACGGTCATCGTTTGAATTTGTCAGCGTTCCATCGCCAACATCAACCCAAATCGCAAAATATCTTGTATCGTTTAATTTAGTTTGCTGTGCTGCATTAAAAACAGTCTGGAAATCGACAACCAGTTGAGAATTGGACAGCCTTGTTACAAGTAAATTTTGGATAACTGTCGAGCCAACAGCTCCAGCTCCATAAGTCGTTAATTTAGAATCATAAATATAATTCGTTTCGTAATCTTCGGAATTATCAATATTAATTGAGTCTGGCAAATAAGAAACACCAACGACAACAGGATCCGAAACTCCAAAACTGTTCGTTAAGCTCGACATTCTTATTTGAACGTTTGTAGTTCCAGAAACTAAAAGCCCATCCAGAGAACCAGCCGAAACGTCTGTAAAGACTGGAGCCGATGCCGTGTAATTATTAGTAAAGCCGTTGTAAGCCTCGTTGAAAAATCCGACTGTTCCAAGCCTATCGTCTAAAACGACATTTTTATTCGTGTTTGGATTAGAAACAACATCCCGAAAACTGACATCCAAAACATATTTTAAACTATTGGCTCCAGCGAATAGTAATGGATTTGTTCCTGTTTGTAGATTAGTCAAATAACCATCGACATAGTAAGGCAAAATTATAAACTCGTGGCTTATTTCGAAATATTGTGTGTTGCCATCTGGAGAAAGACCTAAAAATTTTGATTCGACAGATCCATTTAACCAAGCCTTATTCGTTGCTATTCCGTTTGGATTTAATACGACAGGAGTTCCAGCAGCCGTTACGATTCCATCTGCGAAAAATTCCTGTGTCGTTCCATCAATTTTCGAATTAAAATTAGTAACCTCGTTATTCTCGATTAGATTATACTGAAAAATACAGCCCTCCATTGGCGTTCTGCCGTACAATGTTCCAGAAGTATAAACGGCTGTTCCTGTTATCCAGTTACTGTCTGCAATTATGGTAATGGAATCGACAAAGATAATCGTTCTGGATATGACTGTTCCAGATAAAGTTACATAAACAATCGTGTCCCCAATAGCCCATCCATCAGCAAGGAAATCGCCAGAGCCTCTTGTAATGGATGCTCCAGAAACCGTTAACGGATTTGAAGTCGTTGCCGTTGTCCACCAAGCCACATCGATTGTCGTTACGGCTTTGACCTTTTCGCCAACATTTCCAGCCAAATAATCTGTGTAATCTGTCAGATTAGAGCCGAAAGTTTCGCCATTTCTGATTTGTGAATAAAATTTTTGTTCTAAAATTCGGACTCGTAACATTTTGTAAATTTAACCAATTTCGGATTTGATTTCATCCATTATTGAAATTAACCCTTTAGTATCTTGATTTTTAACGTGCATTTTTATCGCCTCGTTTCTCTCTTTCCAGATTGCCTGTTGCTCTGGACTCATATCTTTTAAAGATTTTTCCAACTCGGAAATTTGGCTTTTATAAATATTATTGTATTTAACAATATCCTTTTTTATCTGGTCTGCGAAATTTTTAAACTGCATTGGTTCCTCCTTCGTGCGTATATTCTGTTAAATTATTTGTATATGGCTTTCGAACCCAGCCATCGATAACGGCAAAATCGGAGTCGAATGTCCAAGCTAATTTTTCTATTTTTGCCACTTGTCCGTTGGCTGTCGTGCAATATGAATTGTTAATAACTTGCAAGAAATCAGCAAATCCAAACGGAATTTTAATGTCCTTAAATAGCCTCTTTTGTCCTCGTTGACTATTGGCAACAAATGAACGATTCGAAATGTAATTAGTCCATAAATATTTTGCCGATAAAATGTCCCTGTGATTCGTTGGAATCGTATAATTAAAAGAGCCTCCAGCGTTCATTATTACAACCTTTGCCACGTTTATATTATCGCCTGTAACCTTTAGTAATCCGACTCGGCTGGATATTCTGCCAGATAGATTCGAAGATCCTCCCAGCCCATTTATAACACCATCCACAACCGAAGTAACTCCAATCAATCCAAGTTCTAATTCGCTGTAATTATTTTTTCGATTTGGTAAAGCTAAAGGAATTCTGGACTCGCCAAATCCAGAAATTAAAACTTTCTTTTTATCGTTTATAACTGTCGGCTGTGTTACGACTTCGAAATTCGTTCCAATAAAATTTATAATTGTCCATTCGTCGGATAAATCCGTATCGAAAGAAACAATGTATCTGCCATCCAGATCTTTTGTATTATATAATTTCACTTCGTTTTCAACGTCTGGTAGTTGATAAGTTGATAAGCTCAACCAGAACGAATCGTTTATTAATGGCTCTTGGTGTACTGTATTTCCGATAACTGTTAATTGAGCCGAAAACATCCGATTAACCAGCTCCAGCATTTCAGATAATGTATAGCCAAAATCAACGCTGTCTGGAATCCCAAGAGCCGTTGTTGATGGACTTAATAAAAACAGTCTGCCCTCGTCATTTTTGGATGGCAAATAATACTGATTATCTAATTCAGTTATGGATGTCGAATAATTATAACCCAAATAATTTAAAGCCTTTTCGATTAGCGTTTTAATCTTTGCTCCCCTCCAGACTCTAACAGGAGGAAATATTAACTCGATTATATCAATCATTAAATTCGTGATGTAAACAATCAATAAGGCTGTGTAAATAATATTTAAAACCAATACGGCAATCGCATAAACTATTGAGCCTGTCGGATTTGGAGGAATATCCGTTAAATGTGCCGTAACATTTGCGATGTCCTTTCCGATTTCTTTTACAGAATCGATTAACTGTTTTACCATTAAAAAAGTCGTAATGGTTAACAGCCCTAATTCAGCAGCCGTTTGATTCGCTGGTTTTTCTCTTAAATATGGAATGTCGATAAAATCGCTTTGCGTTATGGCTCCGATGTTATATAAATACCTGTAAGTTAATCCATTAGCTCTGTCAGATAATGCGTTTAGTCCTTCATTCTTTTTTATTCTGCATTTTACGTGAACAGGATCCAATTCCGTAAACTCATTTAAATCCAAAAACCCTTCAAAAGCGTTGTAAGTAGTTGAATTTTCCAGCTGCATTGTAAACGGCAAACCCTCAAAAATTCCAACGGATGTTCCTGTAATTCCTCCCAGAATATAATCACGAATAATTTTAGCGTTTTCATTTACGAAAATAAATTCCTCTGTCGAAATATTCGCCTGTCCTCCGTTATCGTCAAACGTTGCCAGAATCGAAATGGCTCCCCAGTCTTTCGGAGGAATAGTTACAGATCCGTTTATTTTAAATATCGGTTTCGCACTCATTTTTTAGTAGTAAATAAAGCTCCATTTCTGTAATGTTTCCTGTCGATTTTATCCAATGTTCGAACTTTCTGGACAACAGCATCCGACATTTCATCGTAATTCCATTCTGTCGTTGGCATATTTTTAATGGCTCTGGTTATGGCTTTTGTCGATTGCTCTAATTTATCGAATTTTTGCAAAACAGCTTGATTCGTTGTCCAGCTATTATTCATTAATTCGGCTGCTCTGTTTGAAATCTGGCTGTGGACTATTGGTCGCATATCAGTAGAATTATAATTTTCTGCCATTCTACCCAAATCCGAGTTCGAAATTCCACCAAGTTTTTTATTGGTTTCTGGATCAACAATCCTTTCGGCTTTATCGACTCTGACAATGTAACCATCCTTTCCAGCGATTTGAGGCTGTCCAAGTGATTCGCCAACGTTTTCGGTTCCTTCGTAAAATGTCGGCAAAGTTTTGATAAATGCAGCAAGTCCAGATAAATCCTTTATTGTATCTCGCAAAGGTGTTTTGGAACCCTGTTCGACCTTTGAACTGTAAGCCTTAAATCCAGATATAGCAGCATCAATTATCTGTTGCCTCCTTTGAGCTTTTTGTTTCTTTAATTGTAGCTCCTGTTCCCTTTGTTCCTCCGCTGCCAGAGAACGTTCAGCATCAATATTGCCTTGCTCGGCTAATCTTTTTAGTTCCTCCTGTCGTTTCTTAGCTGCGTTCACTTCTTCATCCATCAAAGCGATTCGTTCCTGTGTTCTCATTCTGGATTTTTCCTGTAAGACATCCAAAATTGTATTTAGACTTTCGGCAAGTTCTTTTTGTCTTTCTAATTCCTTTACTGCGTTATCCTTTTGATTTGCTGCGACCTTGTCAGCTCCTTTTATTTGAGCCTCGATAACTTCATCGTTTGAGTCGTTTATAGCTTGATTTTTTTCCTTTTCAAGCTTTTTTAAATCGCCAACAAGTTTCAAAGCGATTAACTCCCTTTCCTCTGCTGTTTTTCCAGCCTCTAACATTTCAGCCTCCGCAATAATTTTTAAAGAATCTTCACGTAATTGAAATTCCTTGTCGATTAGTCTTTCCATAGCATCGACATTTACTTCCTCGTTTGCTAATCCCTTTTTTATCTGTATTTGCTTTTCAGCCTCGACTAAATCATTCGCAGCGATTTCCTGTTGTTTCCGTTCCTCTTGGTTAATTTCCTCGATTAAATCCCTTTGCTTTTCAGCAGCTTTGACCATATCAGCCAATCGTTTCGCCTTTGCTCTGTCCCTTGCAGCCTTTTCTTTATCCGTTAGTGTTTTTGTAAACTGTTTTTCTGAAACTATATTTAAACCAATTTCTCTACGTCTTTTTATTAAATTAGCGATTTCGGTTTGGTAGATTTCTATTGATGCCTCCCTACCTTTTATCGCATCTTGATCGGCTAAAAGTCCACGTTCTTTTTGTTTAATTAAAAAATCCTGTTGTTTTGAATCAGCCTCGTTTAAAATAATTTTGAATTTTCCAACTTTTGTTCCGATTTTTGCAGATTCATCGACAGCATCAATCGATTTTTTCTCTGCATCAATTTTATCTTTTAAAAGTTTTATTTCAGCATCGACTAATTTTTTTTGATCGTCGAAACTTTTGTTTCTAATTTTTCGCAATTCCTTTTCGGATGCTCCCTTTTCTTTTGCAGCCTTTATCGTTTCGTCTGTTTCTAAACGTAGCATTTCGATAGATGCCTCCAGCTGTTCGTTTCGTTCTGTGATTACATTATTGGCTGCCTCGATTTGTTTATTTAAAAGCTCCTGTGCTTTGGCTCCAGAATCAGCAGCTGTTCCAAAATCCCAAAGTAAGGCAATAGCCGTAGTCAGCCCAGAAATTAAAAGTCCTATTGGATTACTCTTTATTGTAGTATTAAATATTTTTAATAATGACGTTGCCGATTTTATTCCTCGATTCATCGCAACGACTGTGATCCGATAGGCAATCATTACAGCCTTTCCAACTTTCATCGCCAGATTAACGGCTAACATCGTCGCTTTAAATATTACAAAATATTTAACAGATCGAATAATAACAGTTAAAATCGTTTCGAGATTATCTGTCAAAAACTTAATAGCACTTTTTAATTTAAAAACTGTTCCAGCACTTTCCGAAGTTCCAAGAATCATTCCTTGCCATTTGGAATTTAAAAGATCCAGCTGTCCGTTAACTGTGTCCAGCTGTTTCGCTGCCATTTCATCCAGTTCATCTTTTACGTCTGTTATTCCATCTTTAAGATCAACCAACGTATCGGTGTTATCCATAAAAGTTTTAAAGGCTGCGACAGACCTAACATCCGTTATCTCCAATGCCTTCGCTAAATTGACTCCCTCTCCTTCTAACTTATTTAAACCAGCTACCAATTCTGGTAAACTTTTAACTGGTCTGCCGAGTTCCTTTGCCAAATCTCCATTGGCATCAGCAAGTTTTAACAGGATGTTTCTGGTTGACGTTGCAGCCGTACTTGCATCGAATCCAGAGTTTGCCAAAGTTCCGAGTAAAGCCGTAGATTCCTCAATACTAAAGCCTAAAGCCTTCGAAACAGGAGCCACTTTCGACATCGCTGTTTCCAGAAATTCCATATTCAAACCAGATTTGGTTGTTGCCACTCCTAAAACCGAAGTAACTCTTTCCATTTCCGTAGCCTCCAGACCAAAAGCCCTCATTGTGGAACCAGCCAATTTCGCAGCTGCAGACAGGTCTGATCCTGTTGCCGATGCTAAATTTAAAATGCTTTCTGTGGACTGTATAATTTGAGGCGTTGTAAAACCTAATTTCGCTAACTCTGTTTGTAATCCAGCGACTTCTGTGGCTGTAAATCTGGTTGATTCGCCAAGTTCTAAAGCGTTATTTTTTAACGAATCTAATTCCCTTCCTGTGGCTTGACTGATGGCTCCTAAATTTGCTATGGCAGAATCGAAATCCGTTATTACTCCGATTGTGGAACGCATTAAACGAGCAAAACCAGCGATTCCTAATCCTACTCCAAAAGCTCCAGCTAAGTTCCTTAATCGGTTTCCTAAGCCCTTCAAAGCCTTTCCATAATTTCCAACACTACGTTGAAACTGACCGACAGAGGCATCAACATTTTTTAATTTTGCATCCAGCTGTTGAATGTTTCTCAATAATCTTTTGCCCTCTGCCGTATTCTGTTTTTCCTGTACGGCTAAATTTTTGTAAGCTCTACGTAATCGATTGAGCTTTGCAGATAAATTCGTATAGGCTCCCAGCTCTTTCGTCGTTTCTCTGGCTCTCTCTTTTTTGGCTCTGTTTTCCTCCTGTATTAATAGTTTAATTCTTGCCGAATCTTGGCTTTCCTTACTACGTGCCTGTGCTAATCTATTTTCTAAACGGACTCTTTCCTTTTCGACAGTAACCAGATTTTTTTCGGCTGCCGTTACCTGTGTGATTGCGTTGGCTTGTTTTTTAATGTCCTCTGCATTAGTCATTGATTTGTTTCCTTTCAATGCCTGTTGACTAACTTTTAAGACCTCCAGAAGTTCTGTTTTTAAGGCTTTGACCACCTCAATCATTTTCGTTATTTCAGCCGTTGTTCCTGTAAATAATTTCGGATCAAAAACATCCTCTTTTTTAATTCTTGCCATCGTTCATTTTTTTATTTACTCGCTGTGCCTCCTCCTCGTACATTTGTAAATAAGTATAAAATCTCTTTGTCGAAATCTGTTTGGGATCAATACTGATCGCCATCCATTTTTCAATATATCCGACCTGTCTGTCAAAATCAGCATCCGCATTTTTATTAATCTGCATATCAGCTAACTGTTTTCTGGCAATCGTTATTTTTGTTGCCAAATGTTTTTTCTCTTTCAATAGCATTTCACAGGTCAGCAACGCTATTTTTTTTTCGATTTTTAAAACCCTTTTAAATTTATCAGTCAATCCGAAAAGAGTCATATATTCATCGTATAATTTTTCCCAGCCGTAAACCAGATCCGATTCGTGATATGGCAGAGTGTCGATATTTTGCGGAGTCGCATTTACCAGAATAAATCGAAAATCTTTCGTGTCGTAAACTTTATTCCAGCTATACAAAGGTAATTCATCTAAGGAATTATAAACCAATGTTTTAACTTTTTTTTCTTTTTTGCTTTGTTTTTTTTTCCTTTTACCTAAGTTTAAAAACTTCATTAATTAAGTATTTTTCAAGCTCCAGATGGAGTTTCTGTGTTAATTTTTCCAGACTTTC